ATGTAATGTTTGTTTTTCTTGACGTAGTGTCTAATGGCTTACACTTTTTATAGATTAGAGCATTTTTACTAGATTCCGTATCTAGCGCTTTATAAATATCACTGGCAGACAAACCTTCTCTGCGAAACTTATACCATTCTATTGTGCGTTGTTCAGGTTGTTCCATATTATTATACTCTTGTAACTGTTTTGTAATACGTCGTTTATTTACCGGTTTTAGTATAGTAGTTTTAGAATAGGAACGAAATGCGTTATTTTTATAAAAGTAAATTTCCATTGCGTCATATATGTGATAATCTAGATCAAAATCATTAGGAAAGATGTCGAATCCGTAACTAACCATAATCATATTATAAACAGATTCAAATACTGTATTTTCAAAATCTTTTTGCTTATATAACGTTATGTTGTTATTAATAAAATCTTCAATGAAATATTGAACACTTTCTTTGAACTGTTCTATATCATGGTCATTATACGGTTTTTCTATAGGCGCTGTTATTTTGTCTGTAAGATCTTCCAACGCCTTTAAATCATTCCAATACGTTGTCATGTTATTTAATACTCTCATTATTTTTTTAAATCAGTATCAATTTTGTTTATTTTTTTCGTTTTGGTTTTCTTTTTTTTTGATTTTGTTTTGTTTTTCTTATGACTATGAGGTGTTAAATTTAGACTTGATTTTTTATCTTTTCTTTTAAGAGTAAATTTGTTTTTATGAAAAGATAAATTTGGAATTGTTTTTATTTTTTGAAGTTTTATATCATATACCACGTCCTTTTGTCTATTTAATTTTTTTCTCTCCAAACATTTTAATAAATAGTTATTGAGTGTTTTAGATTGTAGTGATGATAAATTATGTTCTGAGCTATAATCAATGACATATTCGGCTATTCTTTTTAATTTAATGGCTTTTCCTAATTTATTCCATGGTTTTTGAATATTGAGTTCTTGTTCTTTTTCCAAAAATCTTTCCACTTTAAAAATGTCATCTCGTTTTTCTGGAGCAATTTGTTTTGATTTAGAATTACCATTTAAAAGCATTGTTTGGTATTTTATGTTTTGGAGTTCATGACATTCTTCGCTCATATATATTAATATTTAGATTAAATTCTATATTATTTTTCTTATTGTTATCTTATAACTATGAAAAGCATAAAAATAAAAGGAAAACGTAATATAGACGGGTTTAGTAGTAAAAAAGAAAAAAAAAGAAAATGTTTAGAAAACATTGATAATGAAGAATTATTTTTAGATCGTCGACAAATAGAGTGGATCAATAAATTATATCTTGAACAAGACTATAATGGAATAGGTTTTGCGAAAAAGGAAGTGGAGAGAAAAATAAAATCCTATAAAAATCAGGATATAACTAAAAATAAATATGATCCAGAAAAACTAATAAAATATGAAGAATGTTTGGAGAAATTGTTTCTTTCAAAATTAAAGTGTTATTATTGTAAATCTGAATGTATATTTTTATATAAGAATGTAAGAGAACCCAAACAATGGACTTTAGATAGATTAAACAACGATATAGGTCATACAAAGGATAATGTAGTAATTTGTTGTTTGGAGTGTAATTTAAAACGAGGTAGATTAAATGATGAAAAATTTAAATTTACAAAACAAATGAAAATAATAAAAAAGTACTGATATAGTAATATTATTATATAAAAAATATTATTATATATAAATGAGTGGATATGTACCTAAGAGAGTAGCAAACACTAAAACAGCTATGGGTTCTACCGATCAACGACCGGAGGGTTCTGGTTCTGTTATGTTAGGATTAGTAGGAAGTGTTGGACGTTCTAGAGCTATGTGGCGCGCTATACAAAAAAAAAGTTATACTAGTATGGTTCAAAAAGATTGTAAACAAAATGTATTAGATCAAACGACTTGTAATAACATTACAAATTCGCTAAGACTTTTTAATAACTAAAATACATGTAGAAATTTAGGATATTTACCATGAATTTGTCTATGATAAATATTACGCATTGATTTAAAATACCGCATTTTAGCAGCATAATAATTTTTATATCGGCGTTGGAATTTTTCCAAACCATAATTAATAACAGCAAAATCTCTATCTTTATATCTATATATTTTCTTTACCGGGACAAGTTTTAGATGTTCATCAGGAATATCAGGATCATTGTGATATCGATGTAACCAATTAATATTTTCTTCTAATGACATGTTTGAGTCAAAGCTATTTTCTCCGTCGCCCCAAACAAGTTCCATTACGAGAAATTTTGTTTTAAAATAATCAATTAAATTAGTTTCATTATCAGATGCCCCATGTATGTACGGATCCCATTTCATTATAAATGCTAATACCATGGTAGTTTAATGTTTCAATAACCTTATAATTTATTATATCAATTTTACCGTAAATATATTTAAGTTAAATAAAAATGATTAAATAATGGAAATACGACTAACTATTATTTTGATATTTTATTCGATTATGTTTTTAGTTTTGTCATGTATATTATGCCTTTATAAATTACATCTACAGTGGGAGAAAGCTTTTAAGTTTGATTTTTTTTAATATGCGCATTATTTTTAAAAATTTAAACTATGTTTAAAATAAATGGAAAAACGAGTAAGTTTTGCGCCTCAATATAATATATCGAAATGGTCTCCTTCAATACAACAAGAAATAGAAAAAACATTCAGAGAGGTAATAGATATGAGAAGTAAGCAGGGAATAGAAGAAGAATTAGTAACAAAACATGAAAAAGATTATGTAAAAACAAGTTTTTATGATAAAAAGGAGTGTAATAAAAGAGAGTTATGTAGTCAGCGTATAGCTAATAGAGATATGGTTGTTAGAGGAGGCAATAATCCGTTCATGGTCGAAAACAATTATTTAGACGATTTAACAAATCAAGATAAGTTTTTACGACCCCAAAACAGCAATTATAAAAAAAAAGAAGAATAAGTATTTAAAGATGCTGTAAAATAAATATTTATAATGTCATCTAGTTTAACAACTCAAAATAGTTTATTGTTGGATAATTTAATGAAGTTTTACAGAAGGGATGGAAACATGGAAACGATTTTACCTATTATTAATGGAGAATCAGAAGTATCGTTAAGATTAATAGATTGGTTTGCTACTAATTATTCAAAGAAAAATTATACGGTTTATCCTTTGGAAGATTCTGCCGGAGTTACTAGAAGATTCAAAGTATATATAGATTATAAGTTAAAGTTGAAAGCATATTCTAAAAAACGTTTTGATCCTTTTTGTCGATGGGAACGAATTAATATACCTTATAATAATGATAGTTATATTCAAACTACAATAGGTCAATTAAATTTTTTTAGATGGGCTTTAGAAAATAAGATCATTGATTATATTCAAAATAATTTAATTTCAATTAATAATGACATGAATAAACGCAACAGTACAGCAAAAAATAGAAAAGAAAAAAATAAACAAACAAGAAAAAAGCGAGAAGAATTATCTATTTCTGCTTCTAAGAGTATCAAAAAAGAACAAGTAGAAATTATAGTAGATTTCAAGTAATCATAAAATTAATTTTATATATATTATTTATATATATATATATATGAAATTTTTAATTTTAGGGTTAATCATAATAAGTATATTAATTCTTCAAATATATTTTGTTCAAAAAGAAAAAGAATCTTTTGTATCAGAAGCAGAACAAGTATTAGAGAATAATAATAGAGATTTTTTAAAATCACAAGATCAGTATTATGATGTAAGAAATCAGGGAATAGGAGCAGGACTTTTAGTAACAAAACCGGGTGTAAATGATTGGTTAAAATTTGATGAGGATAAAAATTTAAAACAATTTACGCCAAAAGTAGGATTAGATCAATCAGAAGTAGATAGAAATGTTGTTAATTGTAGAGCTATAACAAAATGTAGTCAATTAGGAAATAATAAATGTGGTTATTGTGCTTTTGATAAAGAATTTCGGTTTGGTGGTGAAAATGGACCAAAAGCAGATGTGTGTCCTGTCGATGCATGGACTACTGATTCTACTAAATGCGAGGAATTAAGAGAAAAAGAAATATGTTCAAATGTAAAAAGCTGCGGGGATTTATATGGCGAGGCTGAAAAGATATGTGGTTACTGTCCTACCACAGGAGTAGCCATGGTAATGAAAAAGGTAGGAGATAATTATGTTCCAAAATACCCAGATGATGTGTGTAACGCGGAGGGATACGGTCTATTACCAGGAAGTAAATGCGCGAAATTCTTAAAAGACCATCCATGTATTACACCTTATTATTTAACAGGTCCTCAACCAGAAGCGTGTGTAAAAAAATTGTGGAACAATTCAAGTTGCACTACAGAAAAACCTTACGGTTCTACATATAAAGAATTAGGAAATGAGTGGAAAAAAGGTTATAAGGAACTAGGTATTACTATGAAAGATACAAATGATGGAACTAGAAGTACTGATTATGATACAGCTGTAAAACAGAGCGATTTGTGTTTTGGTAATCACGATAATATAGATCCATGCGATATGAAATATAATCAGCAAAATATTCCCCATCCAGAATGTCTTAAAGAAAAAGTGTTTGAAGCAGGATGTGATACAAAAGGGACAACTTATAATAAATTTCAAAGTAATGATTACAGTGTAGCAAAAAATGAAATAGCCAATGTAAATAAATATAGAAAAGGAAATGAAATATGGACAGCAGCAGGTATTTCAAGGCCACCGGGTTCTAATACTACTACACCAGACGCATTTTTAAATGTAATGAAACGAGTAAATGATTTAACTGTGGGTGCGGATGATTATGATACACGATTAGACACTTCTATGAAGTGCTTTGGTATAAAACCAGCACCTCCACCAGCAATTAAAGAGGGAGACAATGTTGTATATCGTAGAGGAGGTTATAAATATGCAGGAATAGTCGTTAGTATGGTAGGAGATATGTGCGGAGTTATGTGGACGCAATCAGAAAATGTAACAGTGTTAAAAAGAGAAGGTATGACGATAGACGACCAGAAGAAATTTTTTGGTTGGCCGGGTATTAATCCTACTGAACGAACAGATCTAAAAACCAATATTAATAAAGGAAGACTTATGATTGAAAAAAGTTGTTCTGATGATAGATCTGTATGTGATAAAACATGTAAAGATAAAATAAGAGATATTCTTTATAAATTCCCGCGACCTAGAGATTGTATTGTTGGTGAATGGAGTCAATGGTCACAATGTTCAAAAGGATGCGGAGGAGGTAAAAGAACAGCATCTAGAGAAGTATTATATCCTGCTAAGTTTGGCGGAAATTCGTGTCCTGTGTTAGAAATGACACAAGTATGTAATACTCAACCCTGTTTGAATCCTAATTTTAAACAATAGACGTGTATTATGAGCTTTGTTTAATTCTGTAAATCCCTGTGTTGATTCTGTCTTCCGATTTATAAACCTTTCTGACCTTTTCTTTGACGCTTTTTTTTGGACGCACCATTATATTAACAACCTTAATATTAATATATTATATATAAACATAAATTATACTCTCCCTTCTCGAAACTACAGAACGCTCTTACCCTATCTAAATCAATCATCCAGAATATGACAAGTATCGTATCATCATTGACCATTTATTTGTGTTTGTACCGCACTGCTGGAACTAATTATTATAAAATTTTTTATTAAGTTTATAATAATTAAATACTTATTAATAATCGTATTCGTCTCTGTCTTTTTCTATTTTATCTTGTTTTATTTTATCTTGTTTTATTTTATCTTGTTTTATTTTATCTTTGGTTTTAATATTATCAATAAATTTTTTATAATTTTTTGATAATACAATTAATTCATATTTTGATAATTTCGCCATATCTTTTAATAATTTAGAACTTGGGTTAATATACTTATTGTTATTCATATATATATATATATATATATAGTTATATACTTATCTCCTTTTACGAGATTTCCTTTTCTTAGTTTTCCTTTTTCTTCTGCGATGAGGTTTCTTTCTTCCTCCTCCCGACCCTGTTCCTGGTGACCCGTTGTATGCTTCATATCTTTCATCATCATAGCCCTAAGAATCAACAACATCGGGAGGAATTTCTTGTCTCTGAGCCGCCGTCATACTACTTATACTAGACACTGTACGCGTCACCTCAGAAACAGCGTCAGCAAGAGGAGAAACAGTATCATCAGAAAGTGAATTATGGTATTCGGCTGCTGCTAGATCCAACATTAGTAAATTAATATATTTCTGAAAAATAATAATATATTAATATAAGTATGAATGAAAAAGTAGCAGCAATTTTAGGATTAATAGTTACAGTTAGTTTATTTTCAGCAGTAGGGTCGCTTCCTTATAAATTTATAGGTTATATGCTTGTTATTATTATTATGTATCTTTATGTAACAACAAAAGGTATAGACAATATATGGGTAAAAGTTATGGCTTTAATAGCTGTTACTATTAGTTTAGTTTTTCAATTTCAAGTATATAAAGAAGGTTTTTATGTTTCACCATTGAAACATCTTTCTAGCTCTCTTACAGCAAAGGAATGCCAGGATATATGCCAATCTTCGTCAGATTGTAAATATACTCAGGTCCCTTTAGGGACATCATTATCAGGAAACAAAACACACTGTTGGAATAGTTATGGATTAAAACAATTTATTTGGGGATCAAAAGCGAATGGAGGAGATACATGGACAAATACTTTATATAAAGATCCTATAACACACTCGGGTCAATGGTCTGGAAGAATAGCAACTACAGGAAGTCGTTCTCAAACCGTAGAAATAAAAACGGAATGGCTTTCTCCTTTATTAAAAATAAAACAAGTAGATTTAACAGCTAGATTGAGAGATCAGGGTTGGGGTAATCCAACATGGGGTATTTATATTGATGGAAGAGATGTCAATGGCAATACAGTATTTAGAGAAGTTGTAAAAGCGCCTAGATCTAAAAGAACAGTAAGTTATACTCAATGTTATGGATGGTGGTGGTGGAGACGTTGTTATAGAAGATATAGAAGTATTATGGGTCCTAGAAGAATGAATTCTAAAAATGATACTGAAAGTAGTAATACTCCTGTAAGAAGTTTAAGGATATATGCTTATTCAAGAGGGAGTGGTCATTCTTTAGATGTAGATTATGTAAAATGGAGTGTTGTTGGATATCCAGCGTAAATTTAATATATATTAATAATATATATGAAATTATCACATTTAGGATTTATAATAATAAGTATAGCTATGATCATATTTGCGATTTGTGCGAAAAAATATTTAAATAAGGAAGGATTCACAATGACAGGTAAAAATCAGGAACAAAAAGACTATTTACAACGACAGGATAATTATTTTGATCATAGGTTGTTTCCTCAGGTAGTAAAAGGTGGTAATGACGACTCTAAGTTTGTAAAACTAAATAATGGACAAGATAAATTAGTGACTACCCAACCAACCGCGTCAGTAGATAAAACAGAAGTAGCAAAAAAAATAGAACAATGTCGTATAGTTAATGAAACAAAAAACTGTGACAATATAGAATCAAATGGATGTGGTTATTGTTGGGATAGTGATAAAATTATATACGGAGATGCTAATGGACCCGCCACTGATGTATGTTCCAAAAATGGATGGGCAGCACCTGGACCTCAAGCAGGATTTTATTGTAAAAAAATGAAAGAACAAGCCCTCTGTAATACAATGAAGGATTGTGGCGATGCTACAGGTGAAAGAAGTATTTGCGGATGGTGTCCAAATAAAAATAAAGGTATGCCTAAAAAAAGATCTTCAGATGGAGGATGGGAACCTAAATATGATGACGATGTATGCGATTGGAAAGAAAAAATGGCAGCAGAGATTGGAGGGAATGCTATGAAATGTAAGGATTTGGAAGTAAAAGTGGCAAATAATGATGGTTCAAAAAAATGGTGGGATATAGATGGTCCATCATATGATTGCGATGAATATGCAAAAGGTAGTAATTGTCAATCATGGGGAAATAGATATGCTAGACAGGGTTTAACAGGCAATAAAGCTTGTTGTGCTTGTGGAGGAGGCGCTAAAGGGTTAGATTTTAAAGGAATTTTAATTTTACCTGATGAGTGCGAAAAATTTAAACAAATGTTTCCGTGCGTAGGACCTAATATGACAACTGGTCCTCATTCTAATGAATGTTTAGCTAGTTTATGGGGAAAAAGTGGTTGTTCAGGAAATGTCACACAACGCGCATCTAGAGATGATTTTGATTGGTGGAACTCACATGGGTATGGTGACGTAGGAAATAACATGAAAAACTTTAAAACGATTGCCCAAACAAACACTGATTATGATAATGCCAAAAAACATTATGAAAAATGTTTTGGCGATGATATAAATCCATGTGAAAATAGATTTCGTCCTAGACCTTTAGATTGTACTAAAAAATTATATAATGAAACAGGGTGTAAAGTTCAGGGTAAATTAAATCCTGAACTTCAGGATAGTTGGCCAAATGGTTATGTGGGAGCAGAATGGAAAAGAGGTCAAAATAATGACTGGAGTACAACAAATTATAAAAATAAAGTTTTAACTTACAAATCTCAGGCTCAGCGAGGTAATATTTCTTCAAATACTCCTCAAGAATTTGACGAAGCCATACAAAGTAATATGTTGTGTTACGGAACCAAACCCTCTGTTCCTTTTGATAAACCTTGTTGGAAGGATTTTATAATAATGATGACAGTAACCGAATATATTAAATTACAAGATGGTAAATTAAATTTTGCGGAAAATACAGGAGGAGGATTTAAATCTCTCTTACCTGTTTCAAACACAAATGCAGGATGGAAATCTGGTATGGCATGGGTAGGTAATTATGATTTGACAAAAGAAATATATGAAATGGATTATTTTCCGTTTTGGAATTTTGTGGCTACAAATAAACAAGTATGGAATTCTAGATGGTCTTCTTTTAAAAATATGATGCTTAAAGTTCCTAGTGTAAAAGGAAGTACTTCCAAGATAGATGCTACATGGAGAGGTTGGGGAAATAGCGGAAGTAGAAATGTTAATGAAGGACAAGGTGATTGTGATGTTGATACAAATTGTAAATACGGTTTAAGATGTAAAGAAAATCCTAGTAGCTTACCCGGAGTAAATAGCAATGGTTTAATAGGGGGAGGAAAAGATTTTTGCTATGATCCAAATAAGTCAGGAATGCCACAAACAGGAGATTATTTAACAATAAAGAATGGTTCTCCATTTGACACTATTATAGGAACCTCTAGTAGTATTTCACAAGCAAATCAAACAGGGACATTTTCTAGAAATGGAAATGATAAAATTTTAACAAAACAAACTTATATGCATGAAAAATTTCCCTACTGGTATTTTGTTCGTGTAGCTTCTAAAAATTAATTACATTTTCTTAAATATTTATTATATTTATCTAATTAAATAACTTAATAAAGATAATTTAGTTATTTAACATATCTTAAAAATATGGGTAATACTACATCTACAAAAAAGGTTAATTTTGAAGATATACAGTATCTTATTAAAAAAAAGAGTAATTTTTTGCTTATTAATACATTAAGTCCTAATTATCAAGATTGTTTAATAAAAAAAACTATACCCGTTTATGAAGAGGAAAAATTAATCAATCATTGTATTTCTGAAAATAAAGAAGTTAATATTATTGTATATGATAAAAATGCGAATGCCCCAAATCTTATGAAAAAATATGAACAACTCGTTAGTTTGGGATTTTATAATGTTTATATTTATCCAGGAGGATTATTTGAATGGTTATGCCTACAAGATATTTATGGTTTTGAGGATTTTCCAACAACAAAAAAAGAGCTAGATATATTGAAATTTAAAGGACAATCTGTTTTCACGTCGTATATGCTTACAAATAATATAGATTAATCATTATAATATAACTACTATAATGATTTTATAATTTAGATTGTTTAACAATACATAGCATCAACATCAAATTCAACTTTAATAGGATCTGGTATATATTTTCTTATAAATTCTTTAATATTTAAATACCACTCGGTAGGTATTTCATTTAAAAAGTCTTCACTACCCTCCATATTTAATATAGGTATATTTTCATTTAATAACCAATTATCATGATATGTATTACATAATTTTAGATATTCCATTGGTATTGTTTCTCCTTTTCTGTTTCTTTTTACTACTCTCTCTGATGCTGTTTCAGGAGTTGTTTTTATGTAAATAATTCCACTTATAGGCGTTTCTTTTTTAAATTCGTCAAACCATTTTAAATAAATAGCATAATCTATTTCTCTAATTTTTTTATCATCGTATAACATTTTTGCAAACACATTTTTATCTGTTAAAACGCTGCGTTCTGTAATTATGATACTTCCGTGATTATTTTTAATAGCTGTCCTTAGTTGATGAATCCTAGAAATATAAGCCATCATTTGAAAGGAAAAAGCATATTCTTGTTGATTTTCATAGTAACATTCAATAATATTTTTACCGGAACTGTCTTTTATAGATTCCCAAACATCTACAGGTTCGGGTAAATATATTACTTTTCTATGATTTAAATTGTAAAGAGTGCTTTTTAAATTATTAATAATGGTAGATTTACCCGAACCTATGTTTCCTTCTATGGAAAATATGTAAGTCATAGTTAAATTATATACAGACTTTTATTTTTAGATAGAAATCAATTTTATTAAAACTATATATAAAAATTGAAATAAAAAAAGCATTATAAATTAAATGTAACTTAAACAACAAACAATGGACCTTAAACAGCAAAAACTGACTAAAAGTGAATGGGACTTTCTTGAAGTCCCTGTAGTACCTAAGGAAAAAACAATATTAAAGTTGATTTATAATGGTTATGAAAACACATCTTATACCATAAATGATTCTAAAAGTTTGTTAGGATTTATGAAAATAAACGCCGATAATAACGAATTTCATATTTATACATATAACGAATATTTCAAAAAGCCTATTGATAAACTTATAAAAAAGTATGAACTAGAATTTTCAGTAAATACAAAATCTAAGAAAAAATTAAAAAAACAAGATTTGATTCGATTAAAAAACTGTTCTAAAAAGCTAGCCGAACTACAGGACAATATTTACGAGTTTATATTAATTACAAATATTAATCGATTCTTTAAAAAATCATTTTGTCCAAAAAGTTATTATACTCTTACACAGCTTTTAAAAAATAATATCTTAAATACAAACATATTTGTATTAAATTTTGTAAAACTTATGTTAGATAGATATAAAGATAGAATTAGTAAAAAATTATTGGTGAAAAAGGCACATGAATATATAGAAAAAAATACAGAGATTTTTAGGTTTAATGATATTAAGTTATA